CTTAATCACAACACCAGGTTACCCTGAACTAATTCAGAACATGGTTGAGTTTAACGTTGATCGTGGATTAACAGCATTTGTTATCGGTGATACACCGTTCCGCTTACCTGCAACTGGTACAGCGTTAACTAACTATGGTATGAATACTGCTCAAGCTGTTGATAATAACGATAGTGCTGCGGTTACATACGATACAGGTTTAGGTATGTTCTACCCAAGTGGTTACACAAACGACAATTTAGGAAACGCTATTGTTGTTCCACCAAGCCACATTATGTTACGTACAATGCTAAACAGCGACAACAAGAGCTACCTATGGTTTGCACCAGCAGGTACACGTCGTGGTGTAGTTGACAACGTAAGCAGTGTTGGTTATGTTGACAGTGTAACAGGTGAATATAAGACAGCAAGTCTACACCAAGGTCTACGTGACGTTTGTGCAGGTGTTAAGATTAACCCAATTGCAACAATCCCTGGAGTAGGTGTTGTTAACATGGGACAATACACTCGTGCTAGCGTAGCCAGTGCGTTAGATAGAATCAACGTAAGTCGTTTAATTGCACACCTACGTAGACAGTTAAGCATTCTTGCTAAGCCGTTCTTGTTTGAACCTAACGATTCACAAACACGCCACGAAGTTAAGGCAGCATGTGATGCACTAATGAGTGAATTAGTAAGTCAACGTGCTCTATACGACTTCTTGGTAGTCTGTGATAGTACAAACAACACACCTGCAAGAATTGATAGAAACGAACTATGGGTTGATATCGCTATCGAACCAGTGAAGGCAGTAGAGTTTATCTACATTCCTTTACGTATAATGAACACTGGCGAAATTGCAGCCATGAACAAATAAGGAGCATTAAATGCCAATCGCAAGTTTATCAAGATTTTCTGTACCATTAGCTACAGATCAAAGTGCAAGCAACCAAGGCTTGCTAATGCCAAAGTTACCCTATCGTTTTAGAGTAACTTTAGTTGACTTTGGCGTAGGCGGTGCTCCTGCAACTGAACTAACAAAACAGGTAGTTACAGTAGACCGTCCGAAGCCAAGTTTCGAACAAATCGACCTACACGTTTACAACAGTATCGTTAAGTTAGCTGGTAAGCCAAAGTGGGAAGACATCAAGTTGAAACTACGTGACGACATGACTAACCTTGTAACCAGCAAGGTTGGTGAACAGATGCAGAAACAGTTTGACTTCTACGAGCAAGCTAGTGCCGCATCTGGTCTAGATTACAAGTTTACAACATTCATTGAATTACTAGACGGTGGTAACGGCGGCTTTGCTCCGATCCCTCTAGAAACATTTGAACTACAAGGATGCTGGATTAAATCTGTATCCTATGATGGCGGTGACTACAGTAAGAGCAACGAGTCCATGAACATTGAATTAACATTATGTTATGACAATGCTGTACAGACAGTGGGTATTAACGGTGGCCTATTAGGTATCGGTAGCCCAGTTGGTAGAACTGTTGGTACAACAGCTATCGGTAGCTAATCTAACACTAGCACGATTACAGCCCGGTTTCGACCGGGCTTTTTTGTGGTATAAATAATATCATGTCCACCCCATTTTTAAATTTCTTATCCGGGTCACCTACTACATCGGGTACTAAACGAACTTATAAAAGTTATGCACACGCATCTAATTTTTATACGTTAGGTAAAGATCTTTCTAAGTTACCTAAACTAGGTTTTATATACTTTGTATCGTTTAATCTTAACCCTGTAATAAGTGCTAGGTTAGATCCTAACATCAGACAGGATCTAGGGTTCTTGGCAAAGAAAGTGGACCTGCCAAAATTTAAAGTTACAACGCAGACAATAAATCAGTACAACAGAAAAACAAACGTACAGACAAAGTTAAATTTTGAAAATATAAACATAGAATTCCACGATGATAACAGCGAAATATCTAGCTCGTTATGGAGACTCTATTACGATTACTACTACGCAGAAGGCAAACAGCCTAGCGGTGAATTTTCTCTAGCCTATGACGGTAACGACAAGTACGGTGAGTTGCCCGAGTATGGATATGGATTTGAAAGCGGATATCAAGAACCTTTCTTTAGATCTATAGACATCTATGTTTTACATCAAGGTAACTTTTCTCAATACAGCATTTCAAATCCTTTAGTATCTCAATGGGACCATGATGTTTTAGATCAAACTAACGGAGTGAAAACTCTGTCAAACAAGATGGTATTAAATTACGATAGCGTAGTTTATTCTCAAGGAATTATAAGAGCAAATGAAACTATAGCAAATGCGTTTGAAGCTGTCTGGTACGACAAAGATACAAACTTACCAATAGGTTATACAGATCCTCTGCATTCACCTATTAACCCTATAGTACCTCAGTATCCTACACCAAATCCTCCGGGACTATCGCAGAGTCAGTTAGATAAATTATCTACACAGATTCCTGCATATAGACCACCGAGACCGTTAGGAGCAGGCACATTTGGATTAAGTTCTTTTAGACCACCTAAACCATTTAGTATTGATGTATGGTACGGATACGGTGGATTACACGGACGAGGCATTATTAATGCAGGTCCTATTAGATTAGTTTTAAAGAAATAAAATGTTTAATAATATCCCAGTAGGCAATAGTAGAACCCCTAGTGCAACTGCTTTTTCAAGCATGTACGAAAAGCCTCTTGCTCTTGAAACTAACACATTTAATTTAATGAAGGGCTTCTTTGAAGCTAGAGGGTTTGATAAATTATCTGCAGATACTGTAGCAACAACATTTATTAAACAAGCGGCTAGAGATGGATACAATCCTCTAGAAGTGTTAGATGCACTGAAGACTATGGACGGGTTAAAACTTTCTGCAGCCGTTACAGAAATTTTAAATTACAATAGGTATAAAACTAGCTACTTAGGAAGCAACAAAACTAGCTCTGCATTTGAACCGGTAGCAAGAAATATATTAGCATGAGTTTGAAATATGCCAAGGGTGTATATCAAATACGTAACCCTGAAAAATACATAGGTACCAAACAACCTGTCTACAGAAGCGGATGGGAACATACATTCATGATGTTCTGCGATAACAATCCGGGCATACAAGAATGGGCCAGTGAGCCAGTTAAAATTCCTTACAGAGATCCGCTAACGGGCAAACAGACAGTTTATGTACCCGATTTCTTAATTAAGTATATAGACCGCAACCAACGAGCACATGTTGAAATGGTTGAAATAAAACCAGCTAAACAACAGATACTAGAAAAAGTTGGTAAAAATCCCTACGATCAGGCACAGTATGTAAAGAACATGGCTAAGTGGGAATCCGCAACAGCATGGTGCAAAAGTAGGGGAATCAAATTCAGAATAATTAATGAAAATGATATTTTCCACAATCCAGGTAAAAAACGATAAGTAAAGTTATGACTAAAAAGTTAGAAGAAGTTTTTAATCTACCACCTGAATCTGTTGTTGAACCGATGGAAGATAACATGGCACAACAACCTGTAATTAATCTGCAGGACAAATTAGAAGAATTTGACAAAATTGCGGCTGCATTACCTAAGGTAAAAGGGTTAGGAGATATGGCGGATTCAGAGCTCGATGCACTGGCCGCAAAAGCAGAACAAGCCTACGACGATCTTATGGATTTAGGCATGAACGTTGATGCTCGTTACGGAGCACGTATGTTTGAAGTTGCCGCACAAATGATGAATGCCGCTATTGTTGCTAAAACTAACAAAATTGACAAAAAGTTAAAGATGGTAGACCTGCAACTTAAGAAACTAGCCATTGATAAAAAGAGCGGAAATACTGAAAATCAAACTGTAGAGGGCGAGGGTTATATCCTAACAGATCGTAACAGCATCCTTGAAAAACTAAAGAATTTGAATAAATAATACACTATGAAAAACTTCAAAGAATACCTTCAAGAAAGTCTTCAGCAGAAAAAATACGATTTTCGTGTAAAGGTTGCTGGCGACTTCAATACCGAGCAAGAGACAAAATTAAAGTCTATGCTTGAGCGTTTTCAAGTAAACGCATTTAAGAAAGTAGGAACAACTCCAATCCAAGCACTTCCACTAGACTTTCCTCAAGTTAAAAACTGTGAAGTTAGTATCTACGAAGTTACATTAGATTATCCTACAACACAACAAGAACTAACAGAATACTTATCAACTGGATTAGAAGTCAGCAAGCAACGCCTTGTTGTCCGTCGTCCAGGTGAACCAAGTGAAGAGTATCAGCAAGAAGGCGAAAAACGTCAAGGTGCTCTATTAAACGATCCGGATTATAAAGAAGCTGGAAATCCTCAGTTTGAAGATTTTTACGGCGACAAGTATAACACTGGCTTTGTTAAAGAACTTAACGACTTACTAAAGTTAGAGCGTAAGGCACGAGGCGAGCAAATGCCTACAGAAAGTGCCGCTAAGTTCAATACAGATAGTCCGGCAAATACAACTAGCCCATTAAAGGCTGCTCCGGAAGTAAGGAAATAATTATGCAAATGATCGACGTATTAAAACGCCTAGCAGAGCTAGATGCGACAAACTCAAATGTAGTTAAAGAAGGAACACAGGTTCAAGAATGTGGTCCTATGGGAATGATGGACAGTATGCCAGGTATGCACGGCATGATGGCTGAAAAGCCTTCAGTACCTGCAAACTTTAGCATCAACGCTTCTGCCGCTACAGGCAATGAAGTTGCTGACATGATGTCACAAATTCTTACACTAGCAGGTATGAAACAAGTAGGTGCTGATGACCTAGGTGCAGAACCACAAGGTGCATTAGTTACAGCAGAGCCAGCAATGTCCGTTGGACCAATGGCAGCAGAACCTATGCCTACAGCCGCTGATGATATGCGTAGTGTTTTAGATAAACTAAATCCAGAACCTGCAGGTGATGATAGCGGTGACGATCTAGGACCTTTCCAACACGACAGCCAAGCTGGCGATGAAGAAGGTGGCGATGAAGAAGGTAGCGATGACGGTGTAAGCCAAGCACACGGCGATATCGACAATGACGGTGATCACGATATGGACGATCATGACGCAGAAGAAGATGATGAAGAAGAGGAAGAAACTGACGAAGGTCAATATGACAACAGTCCAGCAGATCCTACAGACGCTCCTGCATTTGACAGCGAAGAACAAGCACATCACGAAAATCAACCAGGCAGCGGTGAAACTAGCAACGGTGAAAAACGCCAAAGCAATTTACCAACTGCTACCTTTGAAAACCTAATGCAGGCCTACAAAGAGTTTATCGGCGAAGGTGCTGATATGGACAAGATTCCTGCTTATGTACGCAAAGAAAAGCAGAAGAGTCAAGATGCAGCCCAAAAAGCAACAGATGCTCGTAATGAAAAATCTGGTGCTAAGGTTTGGTCCAGCAAGAGAACAAACGAGGGTACATGCTCTAGTTGCCACAAGGAACCTTGTGAGTGTTCTACTAACGAAAGCCTAGATATTCTAAAGCTAGCAGGTTTAAAGTAATTTAAATTTAACCATAATAGCCCCTTCGGGGGCTATTCTTTTCAGTAAATACGGATATGGCAGCAGATAACAAACTGATTAAAACGGCACACCAAACGCAACGTTTTACGGAAGAAGACATTGAAAATCTTTTGAAATGTCAAGATCCTAAAACAGGTGCGGCCTTTTTCCTCAACAACTTTTTCTACATTCAGCACCCTACTAAAGGTAAGATAAAATACCAAGCGTTTGACTATCAAGATAATTTACTAGATAGCTATAACAATCATCGCTTTAGTGTAAACATGCTAGGGCGTCAGATGGGTAAAACAACGACTGCGGTTGGATTCTTATTATGGTATGGAATGTTTATACCTAACAGTACCATTCTAATTGCCGCACACAAATTTACAGGTGCACAGGAAATTATGCAACGTTTACGTTATGCATATGAAATGTGCCCTGACAATATTAGAGCCGGTGTTACTAGCTACAACAAACAGAGTATTGAATTTGAAAACGGATCACGCATTGTTGCACAGACAACAACTGAAACAACAGGTCGTGGTATGTCTGTATCATTACTATACTGTGACGAGTTTGCATTCGTTGAACCAAACATTGCTACAGAATTCTGGACTTCTATTTCGCCTACACTAGCAACAGGTGGTAAAGCTATTATCACTAGCACTCCTAACAGCGACGAAGACCAGTTTGCGTTAATTTGGAAAGAAGCTAACAAACGTTTAGACGAGTTTGGTAATACAACAGAACTAGGGAAGAACGGTTTCTTCCCTTACATGGCTGTTTGGAGCCAACACCCTGACAGAGATGAAAAATGGGCCAACGAAGAACGTAGTCGCGTTGGTGAAGAACGTTTCCGTCGTGAACACGAGTGTGAATTCTTAATCTTTGACGAAACATTAATTAGCAGTCTTAAACTCGCTGACATGGAAGGCAAAGAGCCTATTATTAAAATGGGACAATGCCGGTGGTACAAAAAGATTAATCCTAAGAATACATATCTAGTAGCATTAGATCCTAGTTTAGGTACAGGTGGAGACCCTGCAGGTATTCAAATCCTCGAACTTCCTAGCTTCACGCAAGTGGGTGAGTGGCATCACAATCTTACACAAATCCAAGGTCAGATAAGAATCTTAAGAGACATTTGTCAGTACATTGCCGACGAATGTTCTAAGAAAGGAACTACTCCTAGCCTATATTACAGCATTGAAAATAACAGCGTTGGCGAAGCAGGTCTAGTAGTTGTTAACGAAATCGGTGAAGAAAGTATACCTGGGTTATTCTTAAGTGAGCCTATACGTAAGGGGCATGTACGCCGATACAGAAAGGGCTTTTACTCAACACATGCGGCCAAAATTAGTGCCTGTGCTAAGTTAAAGCACTTAATCGAAAGCAATCGTATGGAGATTAACTCTAAGGCGTTAATTTCAGAACTTAAAGCGTATATTGCAAAGGGCCTAGGATTTGAAGCTAAAGTAGGACAACACGACGACTTAGTTAGTGCGATGTTGTTAGCAGTACGTATGGCCATGGTTTTACAGGACTGGGATCCTGCGGTCTACGATAAGATGCGGGAAGAACGCGAGGATGAGTGGATCATGCCCATGCCTGTATATGTAAGCTCGTTTTAACTAAATAATACATTATGCAAGCAATTCAAATAATCAGTCAAGACCTGTTCGACAAAGTACGCAGCCGTTTCACTAATTTAGAAATGGGCGACGAAACTGGAGCAGTTACAATCGACCCTGCCCTAGCACGTTTCTTCGATTTTGACTTTGTTGTCGAAGGCAGTAACTTAGGCCGCGTTAGTATCAGCCTAAACGAATTGGGCTCGCTAAAAGTTTACTATAGCCAGGGCATTACAGAAAACCAAGACGACCCAGCAAAACAAAGCTGGTACAAGTTCCTAAAGGAAATGCGTTTCTTTGCAATGCGTAGGCTGTTAAGATTTGATACTCGCGATATTAGCAAAACAAATCTTGATAAAAATGATTTTCAACACCTAGCCGCAACACAGGCTCCAAAGGAACAAGAGATGCCAGAAACAATGAATGAATCCAGATGGAACAATAAGAGTACAAAGAAAACTAGCCGAGCAGTAAAAGGGCAGACAGAAGTTATTGTTCGTCACAGCCATGCAGTTGATGAAATGTACCCAGGTGCTCGTAGTCAACGCAAAAACATCAAGGCAATTTTTATTCAAAACCGAGACGGCGAACGTTTCAAGTATCCATTCATACATCCAGCAGGTGCGTTCGCAATGGCACAACACGTTGATCATGGCGGTGTTCCGCATGACTCCGCAGGAAAAGCAATTATTAAAATGAGTGAGCAAATCGCTCAGTTACAAGAGTTTCAACGCAAAATTAGTCGCTCCACCTTACACGACGATGCAACAGGAATTACAGAGAAGGCCATAGGCCGTTTACAACAATTAAAAGCACAGGTGGAAGCATTAGGCAAGCGTCATCATTACGAAGCTTGGGCAGGAAGTGTCCAAGAAGGTCCTGGCGACGACATTATGGAATTAGATGCTGTTACAATGGAACAGTACAAACAGGCATTTACACAAACAAGTTTCCAAGAAGAACTAGCAGGTTATTTCCCTCTATTACATAAAATTATGAGTGAAGCTAATACAGTTGATTTAGAAGACTATGTTAGCGAAGAAGACGAAGACGATACTGTAAAAGACGACACTGATTTTAAAGAAGATGCGTTTGATGCATTTGAACAATGGGCAGAAGCCGTTGAGCAAGGTAAATTAGCTGACGACGAAATTGAAGCACTTAAACAGGCAATCACAGATACAAAAGAACTACAATTAGGACCAGACGGACAAACTGCATTCCAGTTTTTCAGTCAGTTCGGTCTTGATGATGAAGATTTAGAAAACAAATTTAAAGCAGCCGCAGAATTAGATCCCAAGACTGACCCTATGGAAGTGTTCCAATTATGGGCACAGAAAAACTATCCTGAAATTCTAGTAGCGTTAGGTATTAGTGGAACCGGAGAACAACCTCCTGCAGAAGCACCACCAGCTGCCGCAGCCCCTGCGGATGCCGCAGCCGCTCCTGCTCCAGAACAACCTGCCGCAGAAAATGAAGAAGAAAAAGGCATGGAAAAAGTAATGCCAACACGCGAAGGCATTGTTAAAGAAGTAGCTAAGATTGTTAAGAGTTTTTACAACGCGGATAATCCTAACGTAGGACCATTCCGCGGTGGCGAGGGCATAGCTCTTGACTGCAAGAAACAAATTGAAGAAAAGTTTGGACCAAAAGCAGGTGCATTTGCTGAACAGCTAGCCGGCCAATTTATGGAAAAACTTACCATGGAATGGGAAAAGAAACACGGCAACGTTGGCGATGATGGACTAGCAAGATTAAAAGAACTTGTCCAGAGTATCAAAGGACGAGTAGAAAGTATCGGCGATGTCGGCGGACATCCTGGCAATAACATCATGGGTGCTGAAGACAAAAATCCACAGCACAGTCACCAATATGATACTACAATGAAACACGCAGATAATCCATCTGTACAACAACGTATGGCCGCACATGATATCAAACCAGGTATCAAAGGATATCGCGATCGTATTGACATGCTCAAAGATCTTGAGCGTACTGGTAAATTAAAAGCCGAAGAAGTATCAGCGTTTGAAGATATCATGAAGCTAGCCGGTTTGGCAAAATAAATCATATTTCAGCAGCCATATAGGTTGCAATGATAAATAAAAGTGTATAACATTACGTTATGCACTTTTTCTTTTTTAGTCAGTGGGCTTTAAAAGAATGGCACATAAAATAAACATTAAGGAAAAACATTATGGCAACTTTAGCAGAAATTCGAGCAAAACTTCAACAAGCATCTCAACAAAACACCGGCGGCTCGGCAGGTGGAGACAACGCAATTTACCCCCATTGGAACATTCAAGAAGGCACTAGTGCAACTGTACGTTTCTTGCCTGACGGTGATCCAAACAACACATTCTTCTGGATCGAACGTGCAATGATCAAATTGCCTTTCGCAGGTGTTAAGGGTGAAACTAATTCTAAACCAGTAACTGTACAGGTTCCTTGCATGGAAATGTGGGGCGAAACTTGTCCTATCCTTACTGAAGTTCGTCCTTGGTTTAAGGATAAGAGCTTGGAAGAAATGGGTCGTAAGTACTGGAAGAAGAAGTCTTATCTCTTCCAAGGTTTTGTTGTTGACAGCAAGCTACAAGAAGATAAGCAACCAGAAAACCCAATTCGTCGATTCATCATCGGCAGTCAAATTTTTAACATAGTTAAGAATGCCCTTATGGATAGTGAGATCGAAGAATTGCCAACAGACTATGTCCGTGGTCTTGATTTCAAGATTACAAAGACTAGCAAGGGCGGCTATGCTGACTATTCTACTTCTAACTGGGGTCGTCGTGAACGTGCTCTAAGCGAAGCTGAAAATGCAGCCATCGCACAACACGGTCTTTTCAAGTTGAGCGATTTCTTGCCCAAGAAGCCAGGTGAAGTTGAACTCAAGGTTATCAAAGAAATGTTTGAAGCGTCTGTTGACGGTGAAGCATTTGATATGGATCGTTGGGGTCAATACTTTAAGCCAGCAGGTTATAATGCTCCTGCAGGTTCTGGTAATTCGACTGCAAGCACATCTGCTCCTGCACGTCAGGCAGCTCCTGCTCCTGCACCAACAGTCAGTGAAGATGAAGATCCTCCTTTTGATACAGGGGCATCTGCCGCAACTCCAGTCTCTGCTCCGGCAGCAGGTGGTGATGCAGGTTCTCGTGCCGCAGACATCATTGCGATGATTCGTAATCGTCAAAAGCAATAATAGG